AAATAACGAATCTAAACCGAGAGTTAAACCAATTAGCAAGACGAAACGCTCAACTAAGAGTAGCCTACCAAGAATTACAAGAAGAAATTAAATATAAAAACGTAGAATTATGAAAATCGAAAAAAAATTAGTAGCATTGACCGCCTTCCTTCCTGTGTTGGCAGACTTTATTGAGGATTTAAACAATCAGTATGTATTTAAGCAATCCTTAAAGCGTAAGGCAAACATACTTGTAGAAGAAATTGAGCGTGTAGACCGAGACATCCTACGAATAGACGGAGAGAACGCAGGTAAGATATTTGACGAGCAGATTCAGTTGCAGATTTTGTTTCGCCAATGGATTGAGGAAGTAATCGAATTAGACTAAAAAAACACGCTATGAAAAAAATAAAAGTAGGTTCGGACTTTTCAGGTGTAGGAGCATTCAACCAAGCTCTAATGCGTTTAGGAATAAATTACGAAGAAGAGTTTGCCTGTGATATGGATAAGTATGCACGAGACACATTCATTCACAACTATGGAGAGCCAAAATACTACCCAACCAACGTATATGAGCGAGAGATTCCATCCGAATCACTTGACATCTATATGACATCACCTCCTTGTCAAGCATTTAGTTTGGCAGGGAAGCGTTTAGGAAAAGAGGATAAGAGAGGAATTTTGTTTTTTAACTCACACGAGTTCATTCAAATAAACAAGCCGAGATTTTTTATATTTGAGAACGTCAAAGGTTTACTATCGGATGACAACGGAAGAACGTTTCAGGAGTGGGTGAATATGCTTGGTGGTAAATCAGTCAACGGAGTGCCAGTGCTATTTCCTTACGAGGATTCAGTTCCTTATCACTTATATTGGCAAGTTCTCAATGCAAAGCATCACGGTGTTCCGCAGAATCGTGAGCGAGTTTTCTTGATTGGTATCCGTGACGATGCTGATAACAAATTCCAATTTCCAAGAGAAGAGCATTTGCCTAAAAGATTAAAGGATGTTCTTGAATCCAATGTAGATAAAAAGTATGATGTTGATAATATATCTAATATTAGAAGACTGTCGGAAACATTAGCAAAACACGAATTGCCTAACGACATTAGAATGATAGATAGTTACAATAAAAGCATTCACGAGGATTCTATTTGCATCAGCACAAGAATTAATGCAAGCTCCTGTCATCTTTATTTACCTTATGAAGTATATCAATTAAATCCAAGCTTGGAAAGTGGAGGCAAACAACCATACCAACAAAATAGAGTTTACGATTCAAATGGTATATCTCCTGCAATGAACGCAGGTCAAGTTACTTGGGGTGGTAATATAGTTACTTTACCAAATGATTATAAAATACGCAGACTTACACCGAGAGAATGCTTTAGATTGATGGATTTTCCCGATACATTTAACTGGAACGTTAGCGACTCACAAGCATACAAGCAAGCAGGAAACTCCATCGTTGTCAATGTACTTTACAAAATCTTAAAACAACTGCCTTTATGAGATGCAAGAACTGCAAGGAGAAGTTTGAGCCTATTCGGTTCAATCAAAAATACTGCCTGAAAGACGAGTGCGTCCGTGCTTTTGTAGCCGAAGCTAAAGAGAAGCAATGGAAGCAGACTAAAACACGAATGAAAGCCGATTTAGAGACCGTGCAAGACATCGTAAAGGCTGCTCAAATGGTATTCAACAAATACATCAGGGAGCGAGATAAAGACGAACTATGCATCTCCTGTAAGCAAGTACCTAAAAAGGTAAACGCAGGGCATTTTTTCAACGCTAACAATCATTGGAACGTAAGATTTGACGAGGATAACGTTCACCTTCAATGCGAGAGGTGCAATAGCTTCTTATCAGGCAACCTAATTGAGTATAGAGCTAACCTACTAACTAAAATCGGAGCTGAAAGATTTAATCAACTTGAGGCAAGAGCAAGAGTAACACGGAAATTCACCAAAGACGAACTGAAAGAATTGATTACAATTTACAAGAAAAAGTGTTTAGATATTAAACAGAGCAGCGTTTAAAAACTAATCAAGTTGTTAAAATTTAGTTAAAATTGTTAATTTTTTGTTAAAATTTATATTTGTATGTAATTAATGCTTATATTTGTATATAAGTTCATTGATAAAAACAAACGCTATGATGTATTCAATACAAGTATGTAGCATTGACGGTGGTATGGATATACTACAATGGCACGAGCGCAAAACAAAAAGCGCAGCATTGAAACTGGCAGCGAAGTTAAGCAAGAAGCATAATGCAGAGGGTTTAAATTCAGATGGGTGGATAGCTAAACAAAAGGTGTACGTTGATGTAAAAAATGAAAGAGGGTATCTTGCAGAGCGCTATCTATTTATAGATGGTGTCAAAGAGTATTACTCCGATAGTTATTAATTAAACAGGGGGGTGCGCATCCGTAACGCACGCAATAATAAACGCTATGAAAAGTTTACTAAAAGTTCAGGCAGAACTAAAATGCCCTAAAGGTTCTTTCAACTCGTTTGGAAAGTACAAGTACCGAAGTGCCGAGCAGATTCTCGAATCACTCAAGCCGCACCTACTCGCAAACGAACTAATGTTATTCCTTACTGATGAGATTGTAGCAGTAGGAGACAAGCTGTTTTTAAAGGCTACGGCAAGTGTTTGGGATGCCAAAGGAGCAAATGTACAAACGAATGGTTTTGCAGAGCTTGGAGAACACAAAGGAATGTCATCGGAGCAATGCACTGGTACTGCATCAAGCTACGCTCGTAAGTATGCTCTCAATGGTTTGTTCTTAATTGACGAGACTGAATCAGACCCTGATTCAAAAGACAACTCAAAGACGGAGAAGAAACTGCCTGCAATTGACCAAAAGCGATTCAGTGCAGCAGTACAAGCCATTGCCAAAGGTGAGTTCACACGAGAGAAACTCGAATCATCCTTTGCATTAACTGAAGGTCAAATTGATATGTTAAACGCACTATGAAAGCTCTCAAGATTCGATGTTCTGCTATTGGAAAAAAATGATTATATTTGAAATGAGGATAGATTGGAGTAGCTACCAATTGACAAGACGAAGCGTTTACGTTTTCCTCATTCTTTTTTTAAACGCATTTATTTAAACGCAAATTATGCAAAAAGAAATTTGGAAAGACGTTGTAAACTATGAGGGTTTATATCAAGTAAGTAATCTTGGTAGAGTTAAATCTATTGAAAGAAATGGTACAGGTAAAGGTGGTAGGATTTTGTCTCCATCAGATAATGGACTTGGATATTTAAAAGTTACATTGAAAAATAAATCAAATAAGTATTGTTATGTTCATAGGTTGGTTTATGAAAGTTTTACTGGAGAGCAATCAGTTAAAGGAATTACTGCCATTGACCATATAAATAATGATAAATCAGACAATAGGTTATGCAATTTACAATTAATAAGCCAAAGAGAAAATAAAATAAAATCAACTAAAAATCAATTGAATGAGCCTAATATATATATGGTAAATTCAAAATATAGGCTTATACTTCACGGTAAACATATTGGATATTTCAATAATTTATTAGATGCTATAACAATTAGAAATAATATAATTAAGTAAGCTATGAAAGAATTAAAAATAAGATGCTCTCAGATTGGGCGAATAATGTCGACACCACGCTCTAAAGGCGAATTACTAAGCCAAACGGCTAAAACTTACATACACGAACTTGTGTTAGAAGAGAAATACGGCATCCGTAAGGAGTTTTCAAGCCGTTACACGGACAAAGGGAACGCAGTTGAGGATTTATCTATCTCGCTTGTCAATGATGTCTTAGACGTGAAATTTATTTACAAGAACGAAGAGTATTTTGAGAATGATTATATCAAGGGAACACCTGACGTAAACACGGAAGATGTATTGCTTGACGTAAAATCAAGTTGGGATGCTACAACCTTTCCGTTTTTTGATACCGAGATACCTAACAAAGACTACTTCTATCAGCTTCAAGGTTATATGTGGCTAACTGGCAAGCAACAATCAATGCTTTGCTACTGCCTTGTTGACACACCTATCGAAATGGTAGAGGACGAAATCCGCAGAGCGCATTGGAAACTGCACAAGATTGACGAGGACTACGACTTGCGTGAGGAGATTCTACGCAAACACGAGTTCAGTCAAATACCAAAGAATCGCAGAGTAAAGGTATTCTATGTACAAAAAGACGAACAGGTAATCGACCAAATCAAAGAGAAGATAGAGTATTGCCGTGAGTATTATAACGCCCTAATGAAATTCCTATGAACCTGAAAGTAGAAGACCCAATTGTACTCAAAGTGATGAGCAAGTTTTATGACCGCTCACAACGAGGAATTGAAAAGTACGGTACAATGTTAACACGAACTGATTTAAGTGCATTAGAATGGCTTACGCATTTACAGGAGGAAATGATGGATGCGGCTTTATATTGCGAGCGACTAAAAGACGAAGTAAAAACCTTTAAACAACAAGAACAATGAAAACAGCAGTAGAATGGTTGATAAAAGAAGTAAACCAATATGGAATTTTAACAAAAGGCTTAGTACTTAATCTTCTAAGT